GGCACACCTTGAACATAAACAAAATCACCAGACTTATCTAAAAATATTCTATCTTTTCTTGGTTGATAGTAATCATAAGATACAATCAAGTTTTCGTCAGGAACTAAAGGATCTGGAATACTATCTCCTTGTGAAGAGAAGGATCTTGCAGCAAAATCAAAAGGTGAAATTGTTGAGGATGTATTATACGCAGAAACTCTAGGACGAATATCAATTAGATCACTTATAAAGACATCATAATTTCTATCTACAGGAATTATTTTCTTTGAACCATCTGGATAACTAGACGCATTATAAAAATCTCCAGTATCATCGGTTGTAACAAAGAAATTTTTAAATACAATCTTTAGACGATTTGTTGGTGCTTCAAAATTTTTCTTTCTCTCAATGAATGAAAAATCATAATAAGTTGGTTTTTGATTTGGATTTAACTGATATTGATTTGTAATATTACGATCTCCAGCAGTTGTCGCTGTAACTAGAGCAGTTATACCAGATTTATTTGCTTTAATTTTTTCACCAGCACTAAAATTATTTTGATTTAATAAAACTATACCGACTGAAGTAACAGTTGGTTTTTCTACAACTAAACCAACAGCATTACTATCTAAACCTATAAGTTGTTCTCCAACGATTAAATCAGAGTTGTTTCCGCTTGGGCCAGAATATGCAGTCAGAGTCACTGCTGGTAGATCAGCATTACCAGCATCATTCGACTCAAACACACCTAATAAAGAAGCTGCATCAGGTATATTTAAAGAAATTTTTCTATCTTGAACTCTTGTTCCAAATACTCTACTGTTTGTTAAACCATCATTTAATGTATTTGTTCCTATTCCAGATGACGCTAAAGTAGAACGTGTAACATTAACTACATTTGCTTCATTAACTTTCTTAAGTTTATTCTTAACTTTCGATTTCAATACAGTTGCAAAAAGATTCGCCTTTCCAGAAACTGAACTCAATCCTACAAAAGTTACTGTTTTTTTATCATCAGCAATTGTAACTTGACTATCTTTTAATGGTTCAATATTTCCGTCATTATATGATATAAAATATCTCTCTTCATCAAATGGTTGGAAGAATAAATCTGCACCAGCATCAGGAGATGTGAATTGATTATTTGCAACTGTTATATCTGAGAACTGTTTTCTAAATTGTAAATTGGTTGTGGTTACATCAAGACTTGCAATATTTTTACGACTTACTGGCGTAAGTAAACTATTTGCACTAACTTGGAAAGTTGACTTACGAAGTAAAAGATCATTTACGTCAAGAGAGCCAGGAATTAAACCATCTAAGACACCACCATTACATACACCAGAAACTGATGTGATACCAGCAACATTAATTTCAGTTCCGTTAGTAGAAACACCAGTGATACGGTTGAATCTAGGCACTGTTTCGCCAGGCACACTATAACTCACAATGTTATTTGAGGTTATAATACCAGCAAAGTTTTGTCCTGATGAAGTAATAATTCCAGTATTTCCAGAAGTATTACTTAGTCTAAAATTACCAGAAAGTAAATTAGTTAATTTGACTCCATCATCAAGTAAAATATCTGCCTCAAATGTTGATACACCAACTGCACTCTTTATTGATTTTACATCATTAAATCCAAAATCATCAACCTTAGTAATAACTCTTCCGTTTTGAACACCATTAACTAAAATAGATTCATCTTTTATAAACTTACCACTTACATCAATCAAACTAAAATCAGTTACGCTTGTTCCAGATGATCTTACAAATCCTGTTGCACCACTTCTTGCACCTTGTATATGATCAGATGCAGTTAATGATGTAATTGCTGTTCCAACTTTAATATCTGTAAAAGTTTTAATATCAAATAAACGAGCCTCATATTGAGTAGTTTCATTTACATAACTTGCAGATTGTGACTTAAAATCGTATAATCTTGCAAGACCAATTTCAGATCCACTATTACCTCTTCTTCTAGATATTAAAGCGACTGTTGCAGTTGTTCCGATTCCTAAACTTGGAGATCCAAAAACATTATTTACAAATAAAGGATCACCAGTTGAATATGTTACAGCCTCTTGTTCGATTGTTTTTGTAGATCTTGGTTTTGGAACGTCAATAAATCCAGTTGAAATTTTTTCAATTCCATATCCTTTTACATACGCTTTTCCAGGCGATATCTGCATCACCATTAAATCATCAGATGGTATATTACCTTGTTGTGTTTTTTGTTCTGATGTGTATATTCCTTTGTTTCCAATCTGATCATTTAATGACTCTTTTGCAAAAACTTCAAAAGGTCTTACATAATAATCTCCAGATTCATCATAAGTTCTTTTTGCTAGAGTATCGTTAATTAAATTATATTGAGTATCTTTTACAAATGTTTGTAGTTCACCACCTTGAACACGAGCAATTTCAATAAAGTTTTGATCGTTTGTGTCATCAAGATCTTTCTTCATCAAACTGATCTTAATTTGAAGACGATCAGCGCCAGGAGCAGCAAAGTTTGTAAATCCAGAAGCATTATCATTTAATGAAGGATCTTCATCAGCACTGATAAAGTCTTCTTGAACATCAAATCCAATTCGATATGATGGTCTATTATTATACTGACTTAAAACTAATGTCTCACTTTGAACTTGTGCAAAAGTTCCACGAACAAAATATACACCTTCTCCAATTGACATTGCAGATCCAGTTGCAGTTGCACCAAATGCTAAGGTGTTTGCAAACGGCTCGTTTGCAGAAATAACACTTGCACCGTAAACAATATCTTTATTTGCAGATAAACTCTCACCATCATCAAATTTTTCTTGAGAAAAATCACCACCAGATTTTTCATACTTGATATAAAGGGTTATATTTCCTCTATCAGAGTCTTCTTTTGATACTATCTTCTTAATTGTTGCAGTAACACCTGATCTTGCACCTGTAATTCTTAATCCAACTAATTGACTTGTATATAATGATACTGGAATACCTAAAAATGCATCTTCAACTTGAACACATGTAAAATTATTATCGTAACTTAGGTTGCCTGGAATTACCTTAGAACCCTCTTTAAAAAAGTGAGTACCAAATTGTTCAATCTGATTTTGTAAAATCGATTGTAAAGTACTTAATTCTCTTGCCTGAACTGGAGATCCTGGCTTAAAAAGAACTTTATAAAAGTTTTTATTCTTATCAAAATCGTCAAAATATGGCGATACGTTTAGATTGGTTTCCTGTGGCATGATTTTTTAAAATTCCAGTACGATCTTGATGTCTTCTTTTTGCTGTGAACTGCGAGTAACAGCAGCTCTATTATCAACGTAAATGATATCACCGCTATATTTTTTCACCTCTGGGTTAGCAACACCTTTCACAAAACTCATTCCTAAATTATAAGTCCTACTATTTATTGAGGTAGAAAGACCAGGCGATAGAGAAGTTCCGAAATTGGTATCTATATTTAGATTACTCGTGCCACCAAATACTGTTGTTCCAGCACCAGTTGCAGGGTCAGCATTAAATCTAAACAATTCAAATCCATATGAAGGTGCAGTTCCGTCTGTTGATATTGCAAGTCTTCGATCTTGCCAATATTTAAGAACTCCAGTTGTAGCATCCCAGTTGATTACACGACCAACAGCTGTTGATCCAATACCAATTTCTTGAGTTACTTCTGAATCAGCAGTAAATGTTGTGGTTGTTGATCCAGCCCCAGTAAGTTTTAATGCATAAACAGCACTAGCTTTCTGCAAAGTTAGTTTGTTTTCTGATCCAAATGCAAGAGGATCTCGACATAAACCAACACGAGAGAACTGGTTTCCCACAATAAAGTCTGGGTTTGATACATCGTTTTCTAAACGAGAGTATATAAGAACACGGTTTGCACCTAACTCTCTGTATATATCAGCACCATGTCCATTTTGAGGAGGAACAATCACATTAAAGTTTGCGTCTGTAGATCCTGATGGGTTTGTCAATCCAACATCACTTAAACCAACAGATCCAAAAGTATAATTTGATCCACCATTAGTAACTTCAACTGAGTCAATTTTACCAGCAGCATTCACAACAACAGAACATCTACCACCACTTCCATCACCCTTAATAGGAACATTATTGTAAGTCGCAGCAGTTCCGTATCCAACACCACGATTTGTTATTGTGACAATCTTCAACTGTCCACTAGTTGCAGCGTTATTTCTAACTGCAGCAACATCATTATTATTAGGCCAATCTTGAGGTAATGGTATGAAACTTGTTGAATCAAATTTGATAATACTATTAGGATCGATTGTGAAAAGATACTTCCAAATGTATCCGTCTCCAGACGCACCAGCAGATCTTGGTTCTAAGTCTGTAAATAATGGTTCATCAAGAGATGGTCTTCCAGATATGTTCTCTGGATTTGTTCCATTCTGCAAACAAATATAAACACGGAAGTTTTGATTCATTACATAATAATTTGTATCAAACAAATTAGTGGAACTAGTTTGTGGTGACAAATTAGATCGAGAATAATCATCTCGATACATTTCATAATTTGTACCAGAACTCCAAGTTATTTTTCTAACCACTCTTGCAATATCATCTGAATTCAACTTCTTCAAAGCGATCATTGTATCCCAATAATCATTCTCTTCACTAAAAGAATCTTTAGGTGCTGGTGGATTCTCACTCCAATCTGATTGGAAATCCGCTGGGTTAGGAAGACCAATCCACGCATAATAACTGTTAGTAGTTGAAGCTATACCCGCTACAAAATTTTCAGAGTTTAATATTCGCAGTTGATCAGTTATAATTGCTGACATTTTTATCGAAGACTTTTTGTTTTTATTTATACTAGGTAAAGGACTCTTTCAAATCCCTTGTTCTGATGATCACGGGGCCAGTTTTGATTCCTGTAATACCATCATCATTAATTGCAGTAAAGGAACTAGTTCCTTCCTTTACGAAATCGTGTAAACGACCCCAAGAGAATCTACCATAGAATCCACTTCCAATACCAATACCTTCAGTTGAACTGACACTCACAGTGACTCTTCTTAGAGTTGTATTAATACCAACAGTTGTTCCAATACCATATGCATCACCAGTTACATTTTTAGCACTATGCACCTTGTATATATTATCTATAAAGGATGTACCAATACCAACTGGAGAAGTTCCAATCGCATTTTCGTAGGAAGTTAAACCACTACCTACATTACTATCAAATACAGTAAAGTAATATCCTGATTGAATACCACTTACAGTCACGGCAGATGGCATGACTGATGTATCACGAAGAACAGAATTTTTTGGAATGAATAAATCAAACTGCAATGCCGTTCCAATTCCAGCGACAGTCGTTGTTCCAATTCCAACTATTTCTCCAAAATCACCATCATACTTAATACTAGTTAAAGTATCTTGAGTGACAGATTCTGGTTCTATTGAAACTACTGGTGGATTTGTATTTGTGTATCCAGCACCAGCACTTGTTATTGTAACAGCAGATATCGTTCCAGCAGCAGATACAGTTGCAACAGCCGTCGCATTTGCAGATGTTGTTCCAATACCAGCAAAGATAGTTCCAATACCAGCAGTTACACCGATTGACACATGTGGTGAAGCAGTGTATCCTGATCCACCATTTGATATGGAAACTGTTGATATACCTCCAGTTCCAGATACTATTGCAGTTGCAGCAACACCTGTTTTGGTTGTGCGGTCAAGAATCAATACGCTTTGTTTAACTTCAGCAATATCATCAACTTGGTTAAACAATGGAACTGATGAATCCACAAACATTTCAGTAGAACCAGCAGATACATTCTTAATTAGATATGCAGTTGGGCGAATGCCAGGTTCTAATTCAACTCTATCTTTACCAATTCCAATATTGTTTATGACAACATCTTGAATTTGTTTCTTCCAAGTAACTGGTCTTTGAAGAGTTCTGACTGTAGTAATTCCAGCGTCAATGTATGTGTTTGTTGTTACAGCATCAGAAGTAGTAATACCTGTTACTGTTCTTGGTTCTTGTTGGAATACATCATCTAATCCAATATCGGGATACTTATTGATTGTTAAACTATCACCAGTTTTAACTGTTTCTAAAATATCAACATCAATGACATCATGATCAGATCCACGATAATAGTAAACTCTTACTTTATCATCGGCTTTTGGTGCTTCAGAGAATGTTATTTGTGATCCACCATTAAAGATATAACTTTCAAAAGGAACTTGAAGAATGTCATTTAAGAATATTAAACAGTTATCTTCTACACGAATTGGGGAACCTTTCGCAGCTCTCAATGTAATTAGAGTTTCTGCAGCACCAATTGTCTTAGTTAAGTTAAATGATCTTCGAGTTCCATCAAACTGATCTTCAAATGTATTTAATTTTTCTAATTCACCAAATGTAAATCCAGCAAAACTATCATTAAATGTATCAAGAACAGTTAACTGGAAGGTTTGGAATGTAGATCCAGCAGAAGCATCAGTTGGAATACCAGCATTACCACCTGTTTCTAAAGTAAGAACATCATCAATTTTGTAATTATAACCAAAGTTTGTAAGTTGGAAACTAATTATACTTGTTGCGGCACCAACACGAACTGATACAGACGCACCGATACCAGTTGAACTACCAACTAATTTTAGATTCTCATAGTTAATTGGTAAATCAAACTCAAGATCTGGAGGAGTTGCAGAACTAAATCCAGAACCACCACCATTTGTAATTGTCACTGATGTAACTAAACCAGCAGATACATTAGCCTTACCGATGGTTACAATACCAGAACTTCCAACCGCCTTAACAAGGATATTGGTTTGCATTCCAACTCGATAACCAGAACCACTATTTCCAATAGATACGGATTCAACAGTTCCAGCAGCAGATACGATTGCAGTTCCACCAGCAGATACTAAAGGTTGATATCCAAAGTTTGCAGTCTCACCAACAGAAACAATAATACCACCTCTAGGAACAGATGATACGTTTACATCATAATTATTTGTGACTCCTACACCTGTGAAACTTACAGATGTGATACCAGCAGTTTCAACAATATTGTAATCATCATTTGGATTCTGGAATATTTCATTTAATAGAATGACACCTGTATTTGTTGCAAATCCAGTTACATTTGAACCACCAGACTTGAGAATAAAGTTTGTTGCGATTCCTGTAAATTGATCCTCAACTGTATCAAATACAAAGTTATTAGTATAAGTCTCTTGAGTCCCGCCAGGAATACCAGTGTGTGTAAATACACGACCAACAAAAGTAGATGTAGTTGTTAAACCAGCTGGGCCTTTTGAACCTTTAGGTGCATCTGTAAAGTTGATTGTATCCTTTACAATCTGATAATTACCTAAGAACTTTCTAACAGTATCACCAGCACTATGATTAACGATTGCAGAATTAAGTTGTCCTCTTCTTACAAGAATTTGATTCGTAGATCCAATACCGACAGTATCAATCTTCATAAATTCATCATTAACTTTAATAACATCACCTGAGAAGAAAGATGATATACCTGTTAGTGTAATAAAGTCTGTTTCTGACGCAGCATCAAATGATAGTTTTACATTGATTGGAGACTGTATGACTGGACTTTGAATGTTGTTGTCAAGAGTTACTAGAACTTTAGAGTTAAGATTTGTTGAAGTAAATGATTGAGTTGTTCCAATACCAACAGATGTGATATCAAGAACCTTTGGAACAGTTTGAAGTGCCTCAGTTGCAGTCCTAGCAACTTTAAATTTATTTTCTGCAATCTTAACTGCGAATACTGTAGGTGGCATTTTGGAGGTAACACCGATTCCACTGATAGCAGTCGCTGCGATTCCAATGTTCATGGTTGTTCCAGAACCAATTGGACTGTATGTTAATTCCTCACCAGTGTTAAAGAAGTGATTGTCAACTATAAATGTATTATTTGTAACATCAACTACCGCTGCGTCTTCTGAATCAAATGTTTTATGGAATATTGCATCACCTGTATGTTTCATATTAAATGAGAACTTAATATCATTCTCAGTTCCAGTATATGAACCTTCAGCAGATTTTAATCTAGAATCTGTAAATGTAACAAAACCAACACCACCACTTCCAGTCTCATTGAAATTATACTGGAATACTTTAGTTGTTATCGCTGTATTTGCTGGAGGAGTTAAACGAAGTTCAATATCACCACCAGTTGCAGATGAATATCCAACACCAACAGTTCCAATACCAGAGAAACTAGTAACGTTGGTTGAGAAGTTATCCATGTAACCAAACTCAATAAAGTAAGGAGTAATGGTATCATGAATTGCAGTTACTTGAGTAACAGCGTACTTATCATTTGTTGTATCATGTATTTCAATCAACGCATCAAAGGCGGTGTATGTGTTGGAATTAATTCCACTAATTCTTGTTTGTTGTGGAGTTCCTGTTGCTGCAATATTTGTTGTTGTAGTTAATACTTCAGTAAGTGATATAGTTGTGCTTCCAATCCCTGTTGCAGTTCCTCCGATTGCTACCTGATGAACTCTCATTGTTACACCAACACCAGTTACAGGTGTAAAGTAAACACTTGTGATACCTGATCTTACATCAGCACCAAATGTTCCAAGTCCCACACTTGGAGAATCAGTGGCTGAAAGATTATCATTTGTCATCTGAGCATAATCTAAAAGATATACTTCTTCACTATCATTCAAAACAACCAACTCATTTAATTGAGTTCTTTGATCTCCACCCAATTCCTGTGTTTGTATAAACAACTTACTGGTCGTAATTGCGGTAGATCCAAATCCCACAACCTGTACAGGAGACGGATCTGTAGATCCAATACCAGATGAAGTAGAAATAATGTCATATCCTGTTCCAAGAGATAATGTACTGATGCCTGTCTGTGTATTTTTAAATGTTTCTATAGCAAATAGTCTCAGTGCATAGTTATTAAATTTAGATTTTGCTGGGAAAAATCTTAAATTACCTGTGACTCCTGACACGCTGAAATCAAAATCACCAAGATCAATTGCTGTCTCTACACGTCCAAACTTCATCATGTAACCAAGAGAACCATCATGAAGTAGATTAATCTGAATTATTTCTTTCTCACCTGAGAATCTAGTATCAAAAAGCATTGCATAGAACTTAACTCCATCAATATCATTAATATTGAAATCAAATACATCAGAGAATGCAGTCGCACGAGGCAGATCATTAAACTCAGAACTTACACTATCAATTGATATTGCTCTATTTGTTCTTGATTCAATGTAATCGGTTAATATTTTATTTGCAAAATTAATTTCATCTGATGCAAATAATCCAGCTATATTCTTCGAGTTCTCTGTGACTAAATCAAAGTCATATGAATTATGAAGAGATTCATTCTCACTTACTAAGTCAGCGACAACTACAGCAACTGCACTTGATACACCAACAGATGCATTACTACGATTCTTGTCATCAGTGGATGCAGTTGAAACAATACTTACATCAGCAAAGTTTCTAAATCCAACAACATGTCCAAGACTGTTAACTGGATCTTTCCATGTATCATAATCAACTGTACTTCCTAATGAATAAGAGAATGTTTGATAGTAATCATTATCTGCTATTTTTTGTAGTTCTGTATTTAACTTACCAGTCTCTTTACGGAAACCACTTCTAAATTCTGAATCAGAATCAATGTTAAATACAGAATCAAACTTAGTTGTTTGTTCAATTAATGCGATTGACTTAGATGATTGTCCACTTATTGATTCACTTACATTAAAAGTATTATTTGATAACACTTTAAGATACTTATTATTTTCATTCCATGCAACTACAACTCCAACTTTATCACCAGTGGTTACAGTTTCTCCAACACTAAATTGATTTGTATCAACATCAATGTTAAACTGAGCAATATTTAAATATGGTATTGCTTGTCCAGATGATGAAGGGCCACTGAATATGCCTGGGCTTGTAACTGATGAATCTAAATTATATGAAACAGTTGCATTTCCTCCGCCTGGATTTGTATTTACACCAGTAATTACAAATGGTTCATAATTATAATCTGAAGAATTAAATCCACTTCCTGTTGATCCAATACCGATGTTTTCAACGTATAATTTTTCTCCTAATGTAAATGGATATGTTGTTGAATCATATGCACCTTCTAGAGTTAAAGTTACTAAATTGGTAGCACTCGTATGAGATAGATTTTTAACTTTGATTCCATTATTATTATTTGTAGCAATAATTCTTGGATTTGTATCATAAAGAGAGTTTGTATTTCTTAGAAGTCTAACTTCAGAAACAGATGTTCCTTGTATATCAACAGCCGTGATAACTTCATCTTTAACTAAACCAGTGACACGATCAATTACAACAATATTAGGTGGTTGAATATAATTTTTACCACCAGAACTGATTCCAATATTTGCAATTTTGGATAATCTATCTAATCTTAAA